TGGTTCTAAAGGTGTTTCTGGTGTAATTGGTAAAGCATTTGAAGATTTAAATACTGAATGGTCTAACACTGGACAGCACATATATGATACTACTAAAAATATAGTAACTAATATGGAAAATTCATTTGCAGACTTCTTTGATTATATGTCAGAAGGTTTTATGGATTTTGAAAACTTGGCTAAGAATGTTTTACATACAATTTATATGGAATTATTAAAAAATATACTACTTAAACAAGTATTAAGTGGTATTTTTGGAAGTGCTACTGGACAAGGTGGGTTTGGTGGGTTTTTATCAGGATTACTTCCAGGAAAAGCATCAGGTGGGTTTGTTTCATTAAATACCCCCTATATAGTTGGTGAAGCTGGTCCTGAGTTATTTATACCTAACGCTAGTGGTAATATTATACCAAATAATAGATTAGGAACTTCAATGGAAGCTCCTACATTAATAGTTAATGTTGAAAATAAAACTGGAGCACAAGTTAAAGCTACTCAAAGTCCTCCACAATTTGATGGTAAAAAATGGGTTAGGACTGTCATGCTGGAATTAGCTAATTCTGATATGGCGGTTAGGTCTAGATATGGGGTAAGATAGGAGATATAATATGCCTACATTTCCAACATTAAATATGCTTCCAACATTCCCTTTAGATGAACAAAGAGAAGATGCAACTATTCGTTCTTCATTTGAAGCTGGGTATGAGCATACAAGACCACGATTTACTAAAGTAAGATATACATGGAATATAAAATATAATCTTTTGCCCTCTGCTGATAAAGTGGCATTAGAAGAATTTGTTACTACAGTAAGAGAGGGAGCAGATTCATTTACTTGGACAAATCCCGTTGATAATGTATCCCACACTGTTAGATTTTCACAAATACCTAAATATAGTTGTACTCTTAAAAACTCGGATGATTCATATTTTGATTGTGATTTTCAGTTAAGGAGTGTTTAATGGATAATTCTTTAATTTTAGAAAAAAATAAATTATCTTCTACTACTCCCTGGTTAATACTTCTTGAAGTAACTATACCGTCAACACCTGCTGTTACTTTATATTTAGTTAGAAATACAGAAGACATAACATATAATAGTCAAACATATACAGCATTCCCATTTGATTTAGATGTTTCAAAACAAGTATCAAAAGGTGATATTCCTACAATAGAATTAAAAGTTAGCAATGTGACTAGGACACTTCAAGCATACCTTGAAGATTATAACGGGCTTATTGATAATTCAATAACAATTAGAGTGGTTGCTAAACCAGAAGGAGAATCAGAATATTTAGAAGCTGAAAGTTGGACGCATGATATATTAGCTGTTCATGCTGATGCTGAATACGTCTATTTTACTTTAGGTGCTCCTAATCCTTTGTCTAAAAGATTTCCTTTGTATAGATATATTGCTCATAGTTGTAGATTTACTTTTAGAAAGAATTCCTCTGTAGTTGCTCCTGAATGTGGGTATACTGGTAATGATTCTGCAACTACATGGCAGCCATCTACACTTTATGCTGTTGGTGCAATAGTAGTTCCTACTACTCCAAATGGACATTATTATAGATGTACAACTGGTGGAATTTCTTACGGCGTTGAGCCTACTTGGCCTACTGTAATAGGAAGAAGTGTTATAGACAACGGTGCAGTGTGGGTAGAAAATTACTGTAAGAAGACATTGCAAAATTGTCAAGATTTAGGTAATTCAAAGAGATTTGGGGGATTTCCTGGTTTGGGTTCAGGAGGAATTAGATTGTGTTAGACGATTTGATTGGTGTCCCATACGAAAAACACGGTAGAACAGTAAAAGGATTAGACTGTTATGGTCTTGTTCAAGTAATATATGATAGACTTGGGCAAGAATTACCTAATTTTCCTGATGATTATATGGAATTGGTAGATATACATACAACTATTAATAAGAACAAATCGAAGTTTATAGAATTAGAAAAACCTGAACCATTTTGTATTGTTACATTTTCAATTATTCCTCCATATGTAACTCATTTGGGTGTTGTATTGGAAGATTGTAAGAGATTTATTCACATTATGGAAAAGAGAAATGTTACTATTGAAAAATTAGATAAGTGGCAGAAACGTCTTAGAGGATTTTATAAATGGGCGAAATAAAACTAATAAAGATTCAACATCCGTTTAACAGACAAAAAAGAACTGAGGAAGTCGTTGACTATAATCATGAAAATCTTCAAGTCATAAGAGATACTTATTTTCCTAAAGATATAAATGTCATTGTTTCTGTAAATGGTGGTGTTGTTTCACAAGAAAATTTAAAGTTTGTTACGTTAAAGGCTGGTGATGAAGTTGTCTTTCTTCCTGAAATAGTTGGTGGAGGTGGAGATATACTTAGAGCTGTTGCTATGTTAGCTGTAATGGCTATAGCTATATACGCTCCTGTTGCCGCCGGGCTTTATACCACCACAACTGTATTTGGCGGTACTTTAGAAATGGCATTTGCAACACAAGTTTTTAGTGGACTAACCTTAGCTGGTTCATTAATGTCGGCTGGTATTATGTTAGCTGGTGGTTATTTGATAAATGCTTTACTACCAGCTCCAGTTCCAGACATTGATACTTATAGCGGTAGTAGTTTTGATAATTCTAATACATATTCTTGGAATCCTGTAACAAGACAACAACAAGGATTAGTTATTCCTAAATTTTACGGATTAATTCCTGTATATGGCAATGTTATATCAACATATACCGAAAATATTTCTGAGAAAAATTATGTAAATGTATTGTTGAATATGGGGCAGGGACCTATAAACAGACTTTATGACTTTTACCTTAACGACCAACCTATAACTGGATTAACAGGGGTTGATATTTATACACGATATGGTTTTATAAATCAATCTGTTATTCCTAATTTTAATGATACAAAAGCTGAATATACAACTAATGTAAAGTGTACATATAATACGCCATATGTGTATGAAACAACTGGAAATGCTTTTGATGGACTAGAAGTAGATATAACATTTCCAAGAGGTTTATATTACGCCAATGACCAAGGAGGCTTAAGTCCAGTATCAGTAGACATTAGAGTTGAAATCAGAAAAAAAGGAACAACTGATTGGACTAGTATATCAAAACAATCAATAACAACAGCACGGACTGTTGATAGAGGCTATTGGGTATGTGGTTGGTGGAATCAAGAATATGGGTACGAAAGACAACCAACAGGGAGGAGTATATTTTATCCTTATTTTACAGGTTCATCAAATCCTGCTGACCATTACGAAGGTGAATTTCACTCTACTTCTTATTATGTGGATTCTTCTGGCTATTCTTCTTATACTGATTTATATTGGCATTGGGTATCTCAATTAGACACAGAATATGCAGAAGAAGTTGTATTCTATACAACTGTTACTGATGCTAAAAATTCAGCAATAATTAAAACATTTAAATCAGAAAGTAATTTATCTCACGGCACGTATGAAGTAAGAGTTACACGATTAACAGCAGATTACAGCAATGCAAGATACGGCGCAGACTCTTATCTTACAGCAGTTCGTGAAGTGGTTACAGATGATTTTCAGTACCCACGTTCTGTTTTGGTTGGAGTAAAAGCACTTGCTACAGACCAATTGTCAGGAAGTCTTAAATTCAGATGTATGCAGGAAGGTTCATTAATTCGATATTATGATGGAAATGATTGGCAAATAGGATATAATAACAATCCAGCTTGGGTGTGTTATGACATTTTAACTCAACCTTTATTTGCCGACCCAGATGAAGTTGTTGGAACCGATGGGTTGAATTATAGATGTATATTAGACCATACAGCAAGTTCGTCAAATAAACCAGTCACAGGAGCAAATTATGCTACTTATTGGCAACAGACAGGTGACCAGGGGAAAACTTGGGTCATAGATACAGCTTATAAAACGTGGAGTCCGATTGCTTTAAGATATGATGGAATAAATCCAGCAAGATTAGACACTGTATCATTTAAAGAATGGGCTGACTGGTGTGATGAATTAGTTCTAAGTGGTAAATCTTCTACTAATTTAGATTCAGGGACTGTTACTTCAGCAACTACTACTACTTTAACTGATTCTACAAAGACCTGGACATATGAAGCATGGGTAGAAAAAGTTGTAGAAATAATAAGTGGTACAGGTAGTGGTCAAAGGAGATTTATAAAAAATAATTCTGAAACGTCTTTAATAGTAGACCCAGTATGGACCACAACACCTGATGGAACATCTACTTATGCGATAAGAGAAGATTATGAAAGAAATTTCACTTTTAATGGTGGTTTCGATTCAGGTACAAATTTATGGGAAGCCGCTCTTCAAATTGCTCTAATGTCTAGAGCTTTGCTAATATGGGATGGAACAACAATTAAAGTTATAATTGATAAAGCTGTTACGTTACCAAATGACGTTGCTCAATTATTTTCGATGGGAAATATCGATATCAATTCTTTTGAAGAGACATTTTTATCTTCTTCAGAGAGGACAGGTGAAATAGAGCTAAATTTTATAAATAAAGATATTAATTATGAAAAAGATTCGTGTATTGTTTTTAATACCGCACTGGAAAAACCTGAAAATAGGAATACAGTAACATTATTAGGAACAACTAATCCATCTCAAGCATGGAGAATGGGGTATTTCTTTTTAAAACAAAATGAACTTCTTTTAAGAACCATAAAATTTGATGCAGAAATAGACGCTATTACTTGTATGATAGGAGATGTTATTTATTTTCAACATGATATTCCTCAATGGGGAGTGTGTGGTGGTAGAGTAGTACCTGCTTCACAAGTTATTGGTGGAGATGATGGTTTGAATTACACCTGTAAATTAGGACATGTAGCGTCTGATAACAATAGACCTGGTATGAGTCCTCCAAGAGCAGATTGGGAAACTTACTGGGTTCAATCAGGAGATGCCGGCTCTACTTGGGTATCTGGTAGTTCTTATAAAACATCTTCAACAAACAATACAGTTACTTTAGACAGAGAAGTTACGATAGAAAATGGAAAAACGTATTCAATAATGCTTTGGTTAAATGAAAATACTTTAGTAAATAAAACTGTCACTAATTCCGCTGGTACAACAGATGTTATATCAATTTCTGGGACATGGGCAACTAATCCTTCAGAATATAATGTATTTGCTTTTGGTGAATCTGATAATACAGCCAAACCTTTTAGGGTAATCGAAGTTTCTCGAACAAGTGATTTAAAATGTACAATAAGAGCTATTGAGTATAACGCTGATGTTTATGATGTTGATTCAGAGACTCCCATATTATCTGAATTTAGTTACTCAACAAGAACTCCTATTGCTGCGGTTACTAATTTAAATATTTCTGAAATAGCATCAATAAATGAATCAGGAGCAAGTAATAGACGTTTACTTGTTACATTTAGTAGACCTGTCAATATTTACTACAGTCATGCTGAGATTTGGTATAAAGAAGGTTCTGGAATTTATAAGTATGCTGGAAGAGCTGATACAGAAGAATTTTATATCAATAATTTAGCTCCTAATACTGATTATACAATTAAAGTTATAAGTGTTAGTTATGCAGGAATTAAAACTACTGATGCTGAATCTCCTACAAGTTCAATTACTACAGAAAGAGATTTGTCTACAGCAACATCAATATTAGAGGCAAGAGTAACTGGACTTGAAATATTTAACCAAAGAAATAATAACGCATTTACAGGAAAAGACTGTAGATTTAGATGGAATAATATTACCTCTGTGAATACAACCAGTACAGGTGCTGGACACGAATCGGCTGGTGCTGGTACTTATATTCCACCAATTTGGCTTAAAGATTATGAAGTCAAGATATATGATTCAAATGGTACAACTCTTAGAAGAACTGAATACGTGACTACAAATGAATATACTTATACGTTTGAAAAAAATTATGATGATGGTAATGGTACTCCAGTAAGAAATTTTCAAATTCAGGTCAGAGCAAGAGATATATTCTATAAAGTATCCAACATTCCTGCTAAGTTAACTGTTACTAATGATGCACCAGCGGCATTAACTAATATTACAGTAAGCAGTGGTACTGGATATTACATCACTGAATTTTCTCCATCCACAGCTCCAGATTTATTAGGATATAAAGTACACGCTTCTCAAACTAAAGGATTTACACCAGAAACAAGTAATATTGTTAATGATGGTGCTGATACAAGAGTAGTTGTATCTCCTAATCATCCAGGAACTTGGTATGTAAGAGTTGCAGCATATGACACATTTGGTACAATAGATTTAAATTATTCTAACGAGTATACTGTGAATGTTACAAATTGGTTAGAATATGATGACATTGAATTGGAATTTATGAAGATGTCATTTAACTCTGTATCATGGGCCCAGTTTGCTATTTTTGATGATTTTGTTACTGAAGAGAAAAGAGAGGTTCCAGACCCATTTGTTTACGAAGCTGTTAGATATAAGAACAACATCATAGCATCTGGTAATTTACCGAATACTGTATATGGTTGGACAACAAAGACATTTTTTGACGTTACCACGATTGATTCTGGCACATCTACTGAAGTGGGATTACAGTATTTGAAAGACACATCAAAAAATTGGTATACAGATGAAATGAAAAATGCAATCTTGGTAGATGTAGACCTTCATTCTGTATATATAGAATCTAATAATAATAATACATTAACAATAGCAAATCCAGGATTTACACCATCTGCTGGAGCTTATATCATAAAAGATGCAAATCCAGCATATATGGTATGCTATTGTACATTTGAAGATTCGACAGAAGGTGGTGGAAAAGGTTTTGTAAAAATGGAAGTAAGTTTTGATGATGGTGCTAATTGGCAAACAGTATTAGATACAGAAAACAATATCAATGTGTTAGAAGGTACTGTAGCTATTAATTATCCTGGTACAGATTATAAAGCAAGATTTAGTTTAAAAACTGATGAAAATGGTGAATCTCCTGTTATTAGAAAATACCTCGTAGCAACAGACCCATCACCGTGGAGGTGGTAGTGATACTTGAAAAAGATATAGTTATGGGTACATTTACTAATATACCTGATTATTTACCAGCTTTGATAGAATCAGTTAATAAGTTTTATCCAGATGTAGAATTTATTTTACAAT